ATGGCAATTATCGGCTTGCCCGTTGCGTAGTGCGCGCCGATCGCGGCGGGCAGGGCGTAGCCCATCGCGGAAAAACCAAAGTCCGAGAATGTCCGCTGATTGCCACGGATCGTCATCGCCTGTTGCGCCCATGAGAGATTGGCTCCAGAGTCAGTGACAATTATCGCGTCATCTGGGAGCAGGCCACAGAGTTTGTGGATAAAATTTAGCGGCTGAATTACTCCCGCTTCGCCCGCCGGGGTAAGCGGCGTCACCAATGGGTAGCGCTCTTTCCATGCAGCAACACGCAGTCGCCAAACGCGCAAGTTCTTGAATCGCGTGCGGCGCATGGGCGGCAAGTCTCTGTTGAGCAATCCCAAGAAATCTCCTGCATCCGCGCAGATGATGATAACATCTTGCTTGCATTTCTGCGCCTCGTGGATGTCAATATCTACAACGACCTTGACCGCATTCGGCGCAAAGCCCTTACTGCCCGTCATGCGCCCGTCTAGTCGCGTACCAATAGTAATTATCAGATCCGCGTTCTGGACTGCGAAATTTCCAGCCCGCGAACCGTACACGCCGAAGGTATCAATATAGAGCGGGTGATCGTGCGGTATCAAATCCAGAGCCGCCCAGGATGGTAAACAAGGAACGCCAGTCGCCTCGATGAATTGCAGTAGTTCCGCGCGGGCGTGACGCGCGCCCTGCCCGTAAACGACAACCGGGCGCTTTGATTGCGCAATCAGTTTGACAGTCTTGGAAACTTGCGGGGTAATATCATTATTCGTTTCGTCGGGTATCCAGTCAGAACATCCCGCCATGACTAGCGGCGCGGGCGCACGCAGTACATCCATCGGAATATCCAGCAGAACCGGCCCCGGCCTGCCGTTCATTGCGTGCCACAAGGCCGCCTCCAACTCAAAGCGTATCATTTCCGGGCTGTTGACTTGCGCGGCGTATTTCGTGATCGGCTTGACAATGCTTACAATGTCCGTTTCCTGAAAGCCACGTTGCCTGACTTGCATCTTGCCGCGCGCTTCGTAAGTCGGGACTTGCCCGGTGATGTAGATCACGGGGATGGAGTCGAACCAGGACGCGCCGATTCCGGTGACGAGATTCGTCGCGCCGGGTCCGCTGGTAGCAATCGCACAACCCAAGCCCTTGAAGCGTGCATACCCATCCGCCGCCATTGCAGCCGCCTGCTCGTGCTGGTTGCAGATGTATCGAATGTCGGCGCGTCCGTGAAAGGCATCGAACAACGGGGCAATAAATCCGCCGGTTATTCCGAAGACGGTATCAATTCCTTTTGATGCAAGGAAGTCAAGAATATAAGTTGATACGTTCACAGGAATTCCTTTCACTCAATCGGCTCATTCGTCACCGGGTTGGCGTCATCTCCATCGGCGCTTTGTTTACCGAAAAGATATGCCGCAATCAACAAAATGTTTATGTCTGTTTCGGTTATAAGAATATCAAATAAGGTTCCTCCAATGGCCGTTAGTTTTATTAATTCAGCCATTCCATCAATTTGTTTACGCGTCCATACCATTATTTGAATCCTTTTATGTTTGTATGCTTGCACATATAATCAAATCCCGCCCGTTGACTGAAAACGCGCAACGCTACTTCAACAGCACGGTGAATGAATGCGGGGCTATGATAACGCCTGATAATGATTAGAAGTTTATTTGACATTTTCTACTCACTTTCTATTGGTTCGCCCGTTACTGGATTCGGGTCGCCTATCACGTGCGGCAAGAAATCGCAGCGACAATTCCAGATATGTGGGGTCAAGTCGTTTAACTTTTCTTCGACCGGATGAAACGTTCCGTGTTGTTCTCTACATCCATCACACGTCCTGTCGTCCTCCACCTGCGCCCACCACGTCCAACCGTCTACGATGTTCGAATTCTCCAGCATCGTGTTATGGCCGGTCTCGCGGTATGCCTCCATCTGGATCGTTCGCGCCCACCGCAGCGCATCGGACAATCCCAGCCCCAGGTCATCCACGATCAGCCTGCCAAGTTTCTCGTACCCGTAACCACTGTTTATCCCTTTGATCAGGTTGTCAATGATTGTCTGCGCCTGGAGTGGTGCCAGTTCATGCAGCCGCTTCCACGCCGCGGATCCTTCGGCCAGCACTTCGGGGATTACGGAGGACTGCGGCACTTGGGC